ATGATACTCAAAATGGAAGCGTTCGTGTAAACGAAAAGCGTCTTAATTTACAAGACATTTTTGTTACTAGCGAAATAGCTGTTTTAATTGGAGTAGGTGCGGCAACAACAACAACTGCTGCTTTATATACTTACCCTAATGGACAAATTTTTACTTCTGCAACTGATACTGATTTATTAGCTATCTATAATGGTAGTTTGAATTTAACAGTGAACAATGCGCAAGTATTACCAGCTTGGGACGTATTACGTCATTACTTTGTGCCACAAACACAAGGTGGTGTTGGTATTACTGCTCAAACTATTTTCCCAGTAGACCAGGTGGATTCTAGCACTAATGGATTCTATCCAGTAGAGCCAGGTATCGTAATGAATGGTGCGGCAAATATCAATTTCCAATTAACGGCAAATGGCGCGCCAGCTACTATTTTGGCTAACAGCTTTATTTGTGTTATCCAACGTGGTATCTTGTTACAAAACGTTACAACCGTTAAATAACGATATGCTTTTGCGAAGCTAAACGCTACTGCCAGCCGTCAGTCAATACGGCTATTTTTTAAATTTTTAAAAATAAAGATATGCGTATTAAAAGATTTCAAGCAGTTGAAATAAATGTACCTAGTGGTTCTACATTAACTAGGTTTCAATTTCCAGACCAACCGCAATTAAGAAACGCTAAAATACAAGGTATTCAAGTATATACGCCTACTGCAATCACAAAAACGCCATTAAGCGGTGCTACTCCAACAACATTAGCCGACCTTAAACAATCGTTTTTAACTTTGTATCAAGGTGATTTACAAATTTTATACCAATTACCAGTATTAGCGTTTAATAATATCCAGGATTTAACAAGTCCAAGTGTTTGGGAATTACCCGAAATGAATGATATTGATATTAGTTGGACAAAAAGTTACATTTCAACAGCAGCGGCATTAGGTACAACTGGTGTTACATATAGTTTCGGAATTTATTATTATTTATAATATAGTTTTTTATGGCAGTTCAAAAGGCAATGACAACTGGAACTAGCGGAGTAATGGACTGGTTTGATAGAAATGCAACCAGTCCTTACTATTCCGTTTGTGAAATTATCAGTCCTACAAAAAAGGAGTTATTATTTTCGTGCAACGAGGATAGTGTGGATAACGCTAGGCGCATATTAGAGGAAAATATATCTGCGTTTGAACAAAACGGAGTTAATACTTTATACGCTTTAATCTTACACCCTAAAAAGGATAAGACTGGCTATATTACTATGAATACACCTAGCCACGCTATGTTAAAATTTCGTCCAGCTGAATTAGAGCAACCAGTTTATGGCGTAGGTGCTTATACTGGTGGCGGTGGTGGTAGAGATAGTTACGCAATGGAAAAGATAATGGATAAGTTAAATATGCTTGAAAGCAGAATAGCGGCTAGTGAAGAATTTGAAGAAATTGACGAAAAGCCACAAAGTCCTATTAATGCTATGTTAAGCAATCCACAAGTACAAGAGGCTTTAATTAGCGGCTTACTTGGAATGGTAGGTGGTTTCTTACAAAATGGTAAGCCTATGAGTGGAGTAGCTGGTATTGGTAATGTAACTGACGAAGCAGTAACAATATTAGATAGTTTAATTAAAAAAGGTGTTAGCGTAGAGCATTTACGAAAATTAGATGCTATGAGTAATACCAAATTACAAAGTTTATTAATAATGTTATAATGGCAACTATTACAGCAGATAGGGTTATAAATAAGAGTTTATTCGCAAAAGGCGTAGTTAATGTATATAATGTACCAGGTGGCGCAGTTGCTAGAGTAATTAATGACGGCGGTTTAATAGGTGTTGTTTATTCTTATGTTACCAGTAATGGAGAAGTATACTGGCAATTTTACAATCCTTACGGCGTTCCTTATTATGTTAAGCACGATACTAATTTAAGTTTACCTGGACTAAATGATATAATAGCAAAGATTAAGGACGAAAATGTTGCAAAACAAATAGAGGAAAAAGGAGCAGTAAATTATTACTTACAAAAATATTTGCCTTGGATAGTGGGAGCAGTAGCGGTAGCGTTAATATTCCCAGCAGTATATAAAAGTGTAAAAAAGTGAAAAAACAAAATGCTATATTATTAATATTATTAGTTATTGGTTTGTATTCATTTACAATACCAAAAAAACGAAAGGGTAGCGTAATAGTAGAGCCGCTAGATAAAGGCGAGTTTTTACCAGACGATTATAATGTACCAGATTATCAAGATTAAAAAAAAGAACTATGAAAAATAAAAATTTAATGTTATTGTTAGGTGTAGGAGTAGCTTATTATTTCCTTTACAAAATGTATTCAAAAAAATCTACTGATAATGTTATTAAAAATCCAGTAATGCCACCAGTATTAAATAATACAAGTACATATACTGAAGTAATTGATGTTACAAGTGTACCTAGTCAATTTTTAAGTAATCGTGTTCCAGATGCAGATTTGTTTACGCCTAATACATACCAAACTTATTATGGTAGTATTGCTGGTAATAATTACAAAGTTCCTAGCACTTGCTAACTTTTTTAACCTTTAAAATAATAATATGAGTAATTTTCAAATAAAAGCTGGATATATTCCATTTGATGTAAATTTTATTACTTACGACCAAAATGGATTTGTAACAAGTAATTGTAATAGTATTACTTTTATTAATTATGGTACTAATCAAGTAACAATAGAAAGCGTGGTATTGCAACAAAATCAAAGTTTAGCAATAGACGGAAATGCTGGAGAAATAATAAATAAGCAATTTTTAGCTACATTTAGTGGAGCTGGTACAAACAATTTAGTTACAATTAAGAAAAACTATTTATAATGTCTAACATTAGCGTAGATTATGATATTTTAAATCAAAAGCAAACGCCAGCGTTTTACGCTAGTAGCCTAGCTACGCGTCCAGCTTTTGGTTTTCCAGGTCGCATATTTATAGATACTGATACGCCTAGTAGTGGTATTTATCGTGATACTGGTAGCGCGTGGGTTCAAGTTGCCGATCCTGGTGCTGGTACTACTGGAACATTACAGCAAGTTACCACAAACGGAAATACAACTACATTACCAATATTAGTACAATCAATAAGTATTGGAAAAGGTAATTTATCAGTAGCAACAAATACAACTTTAGGCGTTTCATCGTTAATTAATAATACTACTGGTAGTAATAATACTGCTGTTGGTAATCAAACATTACCAACAAATACTACTGGTTCAAGTAATACAGCTATTGGTAGTTTTTCATTAGCAGCTAATACTACTGGTTCAAGTAATACAGCATTAGGTATGCAATCTTTGTATAATAATACTACTGGTGCTGAAAATACAGCAATAGGTACTAATGCTTTATTATCAAATTCTAATGGCGGTAGTAATACTGCTATTGGTCTAGGTACATTATTTTCTAATAGTACTGGTTCAAATAATACAGCAATAGGTAAAAATGCTTTAAATAATAATACAACTGGAGAATATAATATTGCAATAGGTGTAAATTCATTACCAGCAAATACAACTGGTATTGATAATACTGCTATTGGTGGGCAATCATTACAATCAAATACAACTGGTAGTTTAAATACCGCTATTGGTTTTAGTTCTTTACAAGCTAATACAACTGGTGGTAATAATACTGCGTTAGGTTCAAATGCTTTATTAAGTAATACTACTTCTAGTTTTAATGTAGCTGTTGGTAATGATTCATTAAAATTAAATACTACTGGTGTTAGTAATACTGCTATTGGTAGTGGTGCTTTACAAAATAATACAACTGCAAATAGTAATACAGCTATTGGTAGTTCTGCATTACAAAATAATAGTACTGGTACGCAAAATACTGCAATAGGTACAAGCGCATTAGGTTTAAATACAACTGCTAATAATAATACAGCTGTTGGATTTGCAAATTTAAGTTTAAATACTACTGGTTCACAAAATACAGCTATTGGAAGTGAATCATTACCTTTTAATACTACTGGTTCTAATAACACAGCATTAGGACAACAATCATTATATAAAAATACAACTGGTTTTTCTAATAACGCAATAGGTATTAGTTCTTTATTTGAAAACACTACTGGTAGTAATAATACTGGTGTTGGTATATTTAGCTTAACTAAAAATACAACTGGTACACAAAATACTGCAATAGGTAATTATGCTTTACAAAATAATACAACAGCTGGTTTTAATACTGCTGTTGGTTATAATTCATTAGCTGCTAATACAACTGGTAATAATAATGTGGCATTAGGTGTAAATGCTTTATTAACTAATACAACTGGTGATTATAACACAGCATTAGCTAATTCTACGTTACAATTAAATACTACTGGTGCTGATAATGTTGCTATTGGACACGCAACATTAAATAAAAATACAACTGGTAATAATAGTACTGGTATTGGTTATGGTGCATTAAATAATAATACAACTGGTAATAATAATACTGCGGTTGGATTTACTTCATTAGGTTCTGTTACTACTGGTATTTTTAATACTGCTATTGGTCCAAGTACTGGTAATGCAATTACTACTGGTAGTTATAATACTATTATAGGCAATTATGCTGGTACTACTACATTAGCTAGTAATATAGTTTTATCGGACGGCGCTGGTAATGTTAGATTATTTTCGGACGCTAACGGCTTAATAGGAATTAATCAAGCTGTTGGTTCAGTTCCAGGCGGTCAATTGGATATTCATACTACTCAAACATACGCATTAGTATTAAATGGTTTAAGTACTAATAATGCTTATACGGCATTTTCAAATGGTAATGTAGGTAAGTGGCGCATTGGAAATACTTATAATGCTGGTGCTAATACATTTGATATTTTTAATCTAGGTACAAGTAGTAATGCGTTAAGTTTTAATAGTACTACAAATGCAGCTACATTAACTAATAACTTAACATTATCTTCTGCATCTTCAACAACTGATTTGGGTGGTACATTAATTGTTAGAGGCAATGGAAGTATTTATAATACACATTATTTAACTACTGGCGCAGCAAATGTTGCAGCATATTATCAATATAATGCAAGTGGTAGTGCCATTAATTCAATTAACGCTGGTGGAAATAGTTATATTACGGGTGGTTTATTTGGTGTAGGTAGTACCAATCCACAGGCATTATTAGATGTTTCATATAATGGACAAGGATTAGGAAATGGAGTAAGAATATCAAATATAAATGCTGGTGGACAAATTTTTGAATGGAGTGTTGGACTTCGTGGCATTAATAATAATGATTTTATACTATTTAATGTATCAACTTCAACAACGCCATTAGTAGTAAAAGCTGCTGGTAATATTTTAATTGGAACAACTGCTGACGACACTACTAATAAATTGCAAGTTCAAGGTAGTGCAAGTATAAAAAGTTTTATAAAATTAAATACATTAGAAGCACCTTCAGTTAGTACAAGTGCAGTAACTATAAGTACAGTTAATAATACTTATGGTGCAATTGCAATAGTTTGGGGTAATGATAGTGGAAATATTTTTACTGATTTAGTTTTTTATTCATTAAGTACAACTTATGTAATAAATGGACAAAATATAAGTGGTGTACCTTCTGTAAGAATTTATACTTGTGTTAGTGGCGATTTAAAATTAGCAATGGCTAGTGGAACTTATGGGGTAAGATTTCAAGCAATAACAACATAATAATTAAAATGAAACAAATTCAACCAGTGGTATTTCCACTAAATCTAGGAACGGCAACAATATTAAATTGCGTAGGTAGTGATAACTTTAGTACAAGCGTTACTATTTATTATCAACTATTAAGCGAAAGTAATCAACTATTACAAGCTGGTAATCTATCTTTAATTGGATTTGACTACGAAGCATACAATACCAGTACTGACGGAAATGAATATATTTACCAGTGGACGGCTACGGAACTAGGTGTTACACTTATTTAACTTTACTTTTTTTTAACCTTTAAAATAAACTATGGAAAAGCAAAAAGCACTAGAACTAATTAAACAAGTAATTGACCAAGCTATTAAGGGCGGTCTATTTCAAAATGTAGATACTGCGGTAGCAGTAGCACAAGCATTTGAAACTATTGTAAAGGAAATTCAAAAACCAGCGTCAATAGATGCTGAAATCGTTTAGTATGAGCCACAATGATAATAGTATAGGTGGAAGTATAGCTAGTGTAGGTACTTATCTATTAAGTATTAACCAAATAAACGCTTATGCGTCTTTATTTTTAGGTTTACTATCTGGTGCAAGTTCAATTTATACTATTATCAATATTTATCAATCAAAAAAAAATAAGAATGAAAAATCGTAAAACAACAATATTCGGTTTATTAGCTGCAATTAGCGGTTATTTCGCAACAGCTGGTACTGGTAAAATACAAGTTATTGCACAAGCAATAGCTGGTTTATCTACATTTTTACTAGGTAATGCAGCAGCAGATAGCAAAAAAGATAATTAAAATACTATGACCAGGAATAAGAAAATATTAGCTGGTATAGTTATAACTACAATAGTATTAATGATGCTACGAAAAAAAATAGCTACGGCTTTAAATAATACGCCTTTTGGAGCAATTAGTGATAAGCTATTTAATGTCATATCTAAATTTGAGGGATTTATTGCAATCCCAGTATGGGACTATATGCAATATAGCGTAGGATATGGAAGTGGGTATAATTGGGACGCAAAGCGTCCAGTAGTTAAAACTGATATTATTGACAAAGCAACGGCAAAACGTTGGTTACTTGCGGAAGCACAGGACAAATACGATTTTGTGATGCAAAATATTAGAGTTCCAGTAACGGACAACCAATTACTTGCTTTAGCTAGTTTTACATATAATGTAGGGGAAAATGCTTTCGCTGGTAGTACACTACTCAAATTGCTTAATAATGGCACAAATAAGGACATTGTGGCGCAGCAATTTGATAGGTGGGTAAATGCTGGTGGAAAGGTTAATACTGGCTTACAAGGACGCAGAAAAGCCGAAAAGCAACTATTTTTATCATAAGAGGGGTTTATTGCATAGTTTAAGTAAAGGCGAGGGGAGTATCTACTCCCCTTTTTTTATGTATATACGTTCCTGGAACTTTCTTGTAGTCTTTTCGTATAGGTTAATATGGTCGGCATTTATAGATCTAGCGAAATTGATAAAATTGTTAATATTTGAAATATTGCGATATTTCCTAGCTGGTGTATTATCAGCCATAAAAACAATAGCGGAATAAAGGGTTTTAGCCATTTTTAAGGGGTTTATCTATTATTGTAAAGTATCTAGTATGTTCGTGGGTAAGTGCTTTAATCTTGCGCTTAATGATTAATGGCGCAACTGCTCGTAATATGGTTATAGGTTTCCACCTGGTAATATCTTGTAGGTCTTTTAAACTTACTATTTTGCGTTCAGCTATTATAAAATAAATTTTTGTTCTATTGGTCATATTTAGTATTTTCGTAGTGAAAAAAGTTAGAGTAGGCAATCATTTGTCTATTTTATAGTCAGCCAGGTAACGCCCTAAAAAGCATTACCTGGTTTTTTTATGACTACAAACTAACCATTAGTATTTTGATATTTTTGACTGGTCTATTAAGTGTTGAATAATAGTTACAATCATTACAGCACTAGCATATAAGATAGCGCAAGGAAATAAGATAAAAATTAAATAAAAGCGTTTTAAGAATGTCATTTTTGAAAGTTTAAAAAGTTAGAGTATTTTATAATTGTTTTGCTGGTCTTTTACAATATAGTTTCTGCTTATCCATATTTTAATTAGGTTTTTAGCAAATGCTTTACTGGTGGCGGTGCGTTCAATAATTTCACTAGATATATCAGCGTAAGGCATTGGAATAGTTACAATTTGTTGTAATAATCTTTTGCTTTCAATTTCGTCCAGGTCAGTAGCTTTTTTACCAGGTGCGGTTTTTACTTGCTCCGTTTCTACTTGCTGAA